GCACGAACCATTTGTAGCGGAACGTATGGGCAGTAGAAGAGACCAGCGTCGAATGGTGACGAGCCCTTGTAACCCATAACGAAGTAGTTACCACCAGCATAAGGATCGATGTATACACGAATACGACCGTTTAGAACACCGGCGAATGTATTACCTGTATCGTCAACTTGTAGATTGTTGCTGTTTAGAGCAGGAGCGTAATCTAGAACACCGGCCATTTGAAGAGCTGAGGCAACGTCTGACGAGCAGATAACGATGTTACCCTTACCACGTCTTGTGTCCTTGGCGATCTTGTTGGCTTCTCTTTCTAGTTGGAACATTAGACCCTTGAACTTTTCAACTGACCAGCGGCCGTTTGAATCGGTGTCAAGATCGAATACGCCAGAAGTTGTTGTACCTTCTGTAGCACCAACCTTAGCCGAAACGTAAATTGTACGAACGACTTCACGGTTGATTTCAGTAAGGATTTCTGTCGAAAGAATATTGCTGAGTTCTGTTTCAGCGTCAAGACCATGTACAGCGCGTAGATCTTGAGCAAGTTCCATCGAGTACTCAGCCTTTAGAGCACGACCCTTAGCTGTTACAGTTACCTTCTCGATCGAGAAAGCCATCTGTGGGAAGGTGATTGTGCCGTTGCCGAAACGCTCTAGCTCGTTTGTCGAAACACCAGTTGCATAGTTAACTTCGGTGTTTGTTGCTAGTTGTGTTAGGTTAGCACCAGCACCTAGCGAACCAACGTGGTTGTTACCAATAGCAGCTGAGTCCTTATTGTACGACGAGAACTCGGTGTTGGCTTCGTTGTAGAAAGCTTCACCGCTTGTTTGGTTGGTGTAACGCGAACGCATTGCGAAGATTAGGCCTGTTGGGCCTGTCATTGGCTGAACGCCGCAGATGTCGTAAGCAATTAGGTTTGGCATTGCACGACGAACTAGCGAGATTAGCACTGGGTCGAAAATGTCAACTGAACCGTCACCAGCTACTGACGATGAACCGCCCATAGCGTTGGTTGGGTTACCGGCTTCGAAAAGTGTCTGGCTACCACGAGCTTGGTAAGAAGCTTCGCGAAGAGCCTTCTCGGTGTTTTCAAGGAGTTGAGCAGTAACAGCACGCTTGTGCGAGTCCGAGATCTTATCTAGATCTGGATGCTCAAGTACTGGCTGCCATTTTTGTTGAATTTCTTCATTTAAGTACATTTTTGAGTCCCCTTCCTTTTAAATATTGGGTTAATAATTATTTATAAAAATTTACTTCTTGACGGTTCTTGAAATAGCGTGTACGTAATTAGCAACTTGTCCTGTTGCAATCTTGTCAGCTGGCTCTAAATCTTCGCCAATCGATGATTCTTCATTTAGCATCGACTGCTTTACTGTTCTACCAGAGAAATAATTTTCCTTGATGAGCTCAAGCTTCTGCTTGAACGAATCAATATCGGCAAACTCAACGCTCTCAGCTAAAGTCTTAAACTTATCAACTTGAGTAGTAGCTAGGCCTTCCGATACATCATAGAAGATAGCTTCTTTAGCATTTTCGTTAATGATTCTGTTTAGAGCGATATTTTGTTCTAGGGTCTCATTTAGTCTTTCTTCAAGTTCTTCAACCTTAGAAGCTAGCTCTTCAACAACTTCAACCTTTTCTTCTGGAATATTGATATAGTGCTCAGTGAATAGTGTCTTTAAACCGTCAATAAATTCTTCTGAAATTTCTGAGCGTAGTGATGATTCAATAGCTACTTCATTATCAGTCATCCACTCACTGACAACGTAGTTCATATAGTCATCAACCTTGGTTGTAAGTTCTTCAATAACTTCAACAACCTGCTCTTCTAACATGCCATTGTATTGCTCTTCCATCTCTTCACGTAGTGATTCGACTTTAGCATATACAGCAGCTTCAAAAATTGTAGCAGCCTTCTCTACGAATTCTTCTGAAAGGTCTGCATCAGCAAACAATGCACCCATTTCTTCCTTCATAGCAATCGAGGCCTTATTCTTAGCTGACATATCGCCAGTAGGAGCAGTGTTATTTTCGCTGTTGGTGTCTTGAACCTCATCGTAACCAACTTCTGAAGAACCTTGCTTAACTGCTGACATGTCACCTTGCTTCTTTGAATTAGGAAGCGTAGCTGTCTTAGCGACTGGAGCTGGAGTTTTGGTAGTTCCAGTAGCGCCGCCTCCGACATCCATTAATTCCTGTAAATCTTGGTCTTTCATTTTAATACTCCCGTTATTGTTACTAAACTATTTATAATTCTTTAAAAGTTGTTCGAAAGCTTTTAGCTTAGCTTCTTCTAGGTTTTTTGAAGATGTTTTGCTTATTGTGTGCTTTACTTCTTCTAATTTCTGTGCTTTGAAGATTCCGTTGTCCCAGATCCAATCTACACCTTCCATGATACCTTGTACAAATGCATCAGGTGCTGAAGGATCTGCAACTATATCAGCAGCAGTAGCTAAGAAAAAGTCATCTTGAACTTCCATCACTCCGTCGTTTCTTGCCTTAAGAGAGCCCATGCCTCTTGTTGAAACACCTAGAGTAACTCCACTCTCTAGCAGATTGCGTGCAATTTGCCCCATTGGAGTTTCAAGAATCTGCGACTTACCAATAAAGTTATTGCCTTCTTGTCTTAGCTCCATATGCTTGCAAGCTACTCTATCTAGATTGATAGTTGGACCTGAAGGGTGGCCAAGTTCACCAAGAGCACGGTTTGTCTTAATGTATTCATTATTATATCTGTTAACTTCTCTTTCGATAATAGGAAGTTTGTAGATACGGCCATTTCTATTCTTTTGTTCAGCTTGAATATATGGTCCGGTAATATAGTAAGACTTCTTGCCCGACTCTTTTTCTTCGACAATGTACTTGACTTCTTCAACTAGTTCGCTTATAAGTTTCATTTTAGTAGCTCGTATTAGGTGTTGGAGATATTTTATGAAATTCAACGATTGATGTTGTATTAGCTCCACCGACTACGAAGATAATATTTGCAGAACTCAATGAACTGTCAACTTGTAGGCCATTACCTGCAAAGTCGTAATATCCATTATCACTACCAGCAAAAGACCAGCATAGGTTATTAGCGTCTGATGTGTTAGCTCTGTAGTACTTCATGCCAGGTCCACCATCAGTAGCAGACATCATCTGTGTAACTGTTGCCCCGATAATAACTTCTGAGCTGTTAGCAGCCAAGTTAGCAACACTAATATTAACGTTGCTAGCAACAAGCATAGAAACTTTGCCATTATACTTGTTGCTTAGGATCTTATACGAAATCGTCATATTAATCCCCTACTACGTTAACAAACACAAGTAGCTCATCTCTGCGGCCTTCGTCAATCATTTGTAGCATAGTCTCTCTGTTTTCTTCGTCAAGGCTGATGAATAGAGGTAGTAGCAAAGCATCTACTTCTTCATAAGCTAACTTTTTAGTAGCAGTCTCAACACCTTTAAGTCTTTTACCGATGTGCTTAGCCATAATGGTTGAGCCTAGGGAAGGATTGTTCTTATTTTTAAGTTGAATTCTTCCTAAAGTATTTCCTGAACGAACTAGGTCGACCGCAGCTTTATTAACATAGCTGCGCATTGTTGATTTGTCTAGTTCATCTACTTGATCTACGTCTTCTTTCATGCCGCCTTTCTTAGCGGTGAGGAAAGCGGCAATAGCCATCTGACGACGCTTTTCTTTTGACTTGCCAGCAAACTGAGGAGCCTTTGACTTTTCAAAGTCAGAAACATATTCACCAGCTCCCATCGATGGGCTAAGTTTTTCTTCTAACTCTGACTCTTCCTTTAAACCCTCTAGCTCACGAGCAATACCTTGAGCGGTAGTCTCATCATTTGTCTCTAAGGCCTTAGCAAGACGAAGATAAAGCTGAGCTTTCTTCATTTGACCTTTCTTACGAGCGATTGAAGCTGCGCGGACTACACCTTCGTGAGTGTACTCGTCTAGCTGTTCTGTCTCTTCATACACTTCTTCGTCTTTCTTTGGATCGTAGCCGTGTCTGGTCTTCTTACGGTCAATAGGCTTTACCTTACCGCCCTTGAACATAGCATCATCGTTACCATTTCGATCTGGTGCTGTATTGATAACATGCTTATCAACGAATTTTCTTTCGTCGCCACCCTTAGGTGTATAAAGCTCAAGAATCGTTTTCATCAGGCTCTTCGACATTTTCGTCCTCGGTATCGTAAGTTTCTAAATCTTCTTCATCGCTCTCATCAGACTCTTGGTCATTCTGATCCTCGGCATCTGGATATAAAGACTGAGCGATCTCTTGTTTTCTTAATTCTACGGCATCAGCAATCTTTGAAACCATTATATCATTAAATGCGTTTCTAAATGCTTCTGGCTTTCCTTCTAATGCATTGGTAATCATGTCATCAATTGTAAAGTCTGTCATATTATATCTCCGGTATTACCTATTTATTAAGCCTGATTTTGCGAGGCATCGGGTTCAGCACCAGGAACTTGTTCTTCAGGTGCCGGGGGTTGAGGATTGTAGATCGGGTTATTCAATTCTTCTTCAATCTGCTTATCAATTGCTTCAATATCCTCATCACTTTGTCTCAAGACGTTCTTTCTTATCCATTCGTGCGAGACGTACTTACCTGCATATTGATCAATGTTATTAAGAGCGGTGATTCTATCGTTAAGAATTTCTGTGTCTTTTAGTTCTGAGAAATAATTATCTTTATTAAAAATAAACTTAAGCTTATCTTTAATTTCT